GTTGAAGGAGTTAGAGAAATGAAAGTAGGATTTGATTTTGACGATACATTGAATACCATATCCGGTACCAATATAGCACAGCACAGAAAAGCCAAAGGGGATACTTTGTACATTATTTCAGCACGTCACGAAATAGGCGATGACATGAAACGCAAAGCTGAATCTTTGGGGATTCCATCAAGTAACATCCATGCCACCGGTAGCAATAAAGCGAAGGTTGAAGAAGTGGTACGTCTTGGATTGAATATTTTTTACGACAACAATCCGGAGGTGATTAGTGAACTAAGAAAAGCCGGCATTAAAGCCAACAAAGTATGACAAAGGAAATCGAAGTCAACACCATTGAACAAGCAATGGGTGCGGTTCAGCTATACAGCGAGATTGCCAATTTACTTCTTGACATATTAGCTACTGCGGATAATGCCAGTGTTGGCGGTTCAGTTGACTACGAATTGAAGTTGATGTGCGTACAAAAGTTAAAAGCGATCGTTGAAAAACTAGATGTGTAATGCCAAGGGGAGAGAATTTTAGGAATAAGGAAATAGCAAAGAAGCACGGCTTTGGTGCGCATCCCGAAAACATCAACCGCAATGGAAGGCCACGGGCGTTGAAGAACGTAATCAAAGAGGTTTTCATGGAAGAGTTCGACATTACCCTTTCATCAAGCCAAGCCAATGACATGATTATGGCCATGCTTTGCATGACTGAAAAACAAGTTAAGGACCTGGGCGAACGTGAGGATGTACCATTTTGGTTGAAGATGATTTCAAAGAAAATGGAGCGGGATATGTCAAGGGGTTCTATTCACTTGATGGAAGTTTTGTTCGATCGTGTTTACGGCAAGCCAAAGGAAACGGTTGATACTACGGTATCCATGCCACAAGCGGAAATCAATGTGGGTGTTATTAAAAGCGATGTTGGTTTAGCTGATTCCGAGGATGCAATAATTTTAGATTGATGTTTCAAACTTCGGTAATTTTTGAGCGCAATTACAATTCAATTGCCGAGGTGGTGGTGAACCAAGGGGGTACAAGTTCCGGCAAAACTTACTCCATTCTGCAAGTGCTTTGTTTGAAGGCAATCGAGCAACCCGACCAAGTTATTAGCGTGGTAGGTCAAGATGTTCCAAACTTAAAGAGCGGTGCGCTCCGTGATATGCAGAGCATCGTTGCAAGTTCGCCTGATATTCAAAGTTGGATAAAAGGGTACAATGCCAGTGATAGGATTTTCACGTTTCACAATGGATCAATCATTGAGTTCAAAAGTTACCAAGATTCCCAGGATGCAAAGAGCGGAAAGCGTGATTACTTCTTTCTGAATGAAGCGAACGGGATAAGCTTTGAGATCTACTCGGAGTTAGCCATGCGAACCAAGAAACAGGTTTACATTGACTACAACCCAAATGCTCGGTTTTGGGTACATGATAAGTTGATAGGGAAAGAAGGCACGGAGTTAATCATTTCAGACCACCGACACAACCCATTCCTACCCGATGTTATTCGAAAGAAAATCGAAGCGTTAAGGGAAGACGACGAAGAACTTTGGAAGGTGTACGCCCGCGGGATGACTGGTAAGATTGAAGGGTTGATCTACCGCAATTGGGGAACGATAGGAACAATACCAATGGATGCTCAATTGCTTGGTGCCGGATTGGACTTTGGTTTCACGAATGATCCAACCGCGTGCGTTATGGTGTACCGGTACAATGGGGAATTAATCATTGACGAACTTTTGTACCAAAAAGGATATACTAATCAAGACATTGCACAATTCTTTAATCAAGTTGGATTGAATAAAACAATGTCAATAGTCGCGGATTCTGCAGAACCTAAATCCATTGAAGAAATTAGGCGAATGGGATTCCGGATTGAAAAGGCCGATAAGGGGAAAGATTCAATCTTGAACGGGATTGATATATTGAAACGATTTAGAATAAACGTAACGAATAGAAGTGCGAACCTAATCAAAGAACTAAATGCCTACAAATGGAAGGAAAAGGACGGGAACGCCACCAACGTACCCATTGATTCCTTCAATCACGGCATGGATGCTTTGAGATATTTCGCATTGAATAAATTAGCAGAAAAAAATATTGGAAAGTATGGAATTAAATAAAAAGAACAACAGCGTATGGAAAACGCTCACGGTTGGCCAATGGCAAATGTTGCAAGAGGTGCAAGACCTGGAAGGATGGGATTTAATGCGGTCGGTAACTGCGATTGTGGATGGTGGTTATTCCAAGGTAGATCAGTATTCATTGCCGGATCTACGGAAGCGATATGAAGAAATTGTGAGGCAATTAAATGAAGAACCATTCAAGCCATTCAAGAACTTTGTAAAAATCAAGGGGAAGCGTTATTGGATTAACCGATTCTTTGAGGATATTTCCACCGCTCAATTCGTGGAGATCAGCGAATGGACCAGTGACTCCGACAAGATCAATCAGAATCTTCATTTGATTGTAGCTTCATTGATGCGTGAAATAACACCGTTCTTCACTCCAAAGAAATACGATGGTGATAAACACCTGGAACGTTCCAAGTTGGTGAAGGAATCCATGTTGGCGGTTGAAGCACTTGGTTTGTCTGCTTTTTTTTTGGGCAGTTGGATTCTGTTACTAGACGATTTACCAAGCTATTTAAGCGCGGAGAACAAGAAGAAGATGCTGGACTTAATTCAGGAACAGGATTCGCCTCAAAGTACAAATGGTTAGTTGTAGTCGATAGCGTTGCGGGTGGTGATGTTTTAAAGTGGAACCAAGTTTTTGAACTACCGATTTATGAATTTTTCAACTATGCCACCTACATATTTGAGAAAAGAGATCATGAAAGGTTTGAGGTGAATCGACAAATGAATGAAGCCAAAAGAAGGTAACATTTTCGATTTTGTAATTCTATGGTTATGGCAAACAAGTTTTTCGAGTTAGATAACATTGGCCTTAATCCCGAAGATATAAGCACCGAGTTTACCGGTGTTGAAAAGATTTTAACGGATTGGGCCAACACTGCCATTAAAGCGTTCCAGGACAACCTTACCAAGAACGGAAGTACAGCAACACACAACCTATTCAGTAGCATTGTTCCATTGCCGGTAAAGAGGTACGGGAAAGATTACGCTATTGAGATTGAAGGACCAGGATATTGGAAGTATGTTGAGTACGGAGTAAAGGGAAGATTTGGTTCAGCGAAAGCACCGGATTCTCCGTTCAGCTTTAAGGACAAATTCCCGCCCCGTGACGTGTTTAAAACGTGGATGACTAACAAAGGTATTCGCGCTGAAGTAAAGGAAGGACAAAGCTTAGACGAGGCCATAGATGCAAAGGCACGTCAAATTCAACACGCTGTTTACAAGTACGGAATTAAAAAGAATCCGTTTGTTTCTCCATTTGTAACCGATCAAGAAATTACACGGCTAGCAATTAAGGTGGCCGATTACATTTCACAAAATAGTATTGAAGTAACCCTACCCAAATAATGGCAATTACGATAGAATCCAACCCCCAAGATTTAACCACGATTGGCAATCCAATTACATTCGTGGTTTCAAGTACGAACTACACACAGCCGAATTTTTTATTCATTGCCGATGTGTATATTTTAGGAACATTGTTCGCGAGATTAAAGAGTTCGCCAAATCCAACCACCAATTACGGCTATTTCAACATTCGAGAAATTCTGCGTTCAGAAATATCAACTACCACGGCCATAAATGAAGGAAGAGGATTTGAATGTCCTGATATGTGGAGAAATTACGAAGTTAAATTCTCTGAACAATATGCCGGCGCATCAACAACAACGTACGACTGGAGCGGTATTGTTTATTGCGGTGCTATTCCAACCATTGAATTTCCCAATTTTAATTACCTTCAATACGTTTGCACCGATGTTATTCAACCCAATCCGGTTAAACTATTAACCAACCGCCCACAATCTACCAAGGCAGTTACTCTTCAGGGTTATTATTTGCAAAGTGGATTTCTTTACATCCCTTGTAATTTAACATCGAGCGCAAATATAGATTTCATTCGATACAAGTATTATAATAATGACAATTCAGTATTAAGGGAATTTTATTTTAAAACTAAAAATTATGACTACCACGCTAGTTTTGACCCAAATATCAATGCTGTTATTACGGTTCCATTTATGCCCAATGAAGTATATCAAATTCCAAGCGGATATACTAGCGATTCCACTCCAGGATATACCAATATGCCATTAGGTCCTGAAGACGGTTACTATTCGTTGACTTTAAGCAAAACAGACGATGGAACTGCATTCTTTAGTGACGAGTATTTTGTGTATTTAGACAATCCATGTGAGCGATACGGATTCACAGAAATTCATTTTCAGAACCAACTTGGAGGGATTGATTCTTATGTATTCACTAAACCTAAGCGTGAACGTCAATCTATCAGCAGAAACCAAGCGAGCCGTCCACTATTAAGCTTCAATGGCGATCAATACGATTACAACGTGACCAGTCAAGGAATGTTTAACACAAACATTGATTGGAGCAAAGAATTTACCGTGACAAGTGATTGGTTGACTGATTCAGAATTTGAGTGGCTTCAAGAATTGGTACGTTCACCGCGTATTTGGTTACGTTACACGTATGTAGTGGATGGAAGCCCAGTTGAAACGCTATTGCCAATCCTTATTACCGACACCGCCTACAATGTTTATAAAAGGGATTTCGATAAATTGAATACTTTGTCAATCACTTACAAGTACACCATTGACGAAACTTCGCCATTATGATTACTGAACTATACATTGATGGCCATAGATTAGATTTGTCGGAAGACATTGACATCAATATTACTTACAGCGTACAAGACATTGAAAACCCAACCAACCGACAAAGTTCATTCAGTCGAACCATCGAAATTCCTAGCACTCTTGGAAATGATAATATCTTTGGTTCAATCTATCTTTTTAATTCTTGGGTGGTTGATTTTGATCCAAGTATTAAAGCTCAGTGTATTCTCTTACAGAGTGGCAATCAGGTATTCGAAGGTGTGGCACAATTGCTCGCTATCAAAGAAAGCCAGGCGGGAAGGATATATGAAATAGGGTTGTATGGTGAAACGGCAAATCTATTCAAAACGTTGGGGGATTCAGAATTAACTGATCTTGATTTCTCCGATTTAAACCACGTTTGGGATTCGACCAACATTAGCGACAGTTGGACGTTTTCAGAAACGGCCGATGGAACCGGGTATTATTACCCATTCATTGACTACGGTCAAAACTTTGAACGGCAAAACACTGCACCGGCTTCATTCCTTTACAACATTGAGGATTTCTACCCGGCAATCTATTTGAAGGAATATGTAGATAGAATCTTTTTGAATGCGGGGTTCACGTATGAAAGTAACTTCTTGAATGGGGCCAATGGTTCTATTTTCAAGCAATTGGTTGTTCCTTATGGAGTGAGTGGTGTGCCTTACATGACTGAAGATGTTATTGCTCCAAATCTTTATTACATCGGATTGAGTGGTGGCGTTCAAGATATTGCCAATGGAACCACCCAACAAATAAACCTCGGCGTTTCAAGTCCATCACCATTCTTCAATGGTGGTGGTTACAACGTTGGAACGTACGATTGGACACCTATTACCAATGGGAATTACAACTTTCAATTCCGTTGCACCTTACAACCTAACCTTCCAAATGCGGGAGTGCAAACAGCAACGGCTTATCTTCGAGTAAATGGAGCCACCGTAGCTACATTATTTGCCTATTCGTGGCCTTCAATGAACTCGAGTGTTCAAACATTTGACGGCTTTGCGACAAACATTCCTGTAACAAATACCGATGTTGTAGATGTTGCTATTCAATACACCAGTTTTGGAACAAATTACGTGAGGGTTTTCACCGATGAAACATATTGGT